ACTTAATAAAGTATGTTAGAAGTACCTTCCCTCTGGACTACAATAACTTTCAAAGCTCTGACTTTGGAGTTCTCATGTTGGAGTTGATGGCGGCTATTGGGCATATCCAGTCTAATAAATCTGATTATCTTGTTAATGAAAACTTCATAGGTACAGCCCGAAGCAGAGATAGTGTTAAGAGACTTCTTGAGCTTATCGGTGTTAGGATGAAGGGTCCAATTTCTGCGGCTGCTAATGCTACAATAACTTACACCCCTGACGCTGTGACGAATCCCACCACAGCCACAATTGAAGCCGCGAATAGAGTTATTAATATCACATCTCCAGAAGATGGTGGGACATTAACATATACTCTCTATAAAGTAAACTCTAACGGTACAGTCGATATTACAAATACCAGCACAGATCTGGTATTTAATGTCTCTGCTTCTAATGGCACAGTTACCATTACTGATGCTGTCCTGCTGGAGGGTGCTCTTGTTGTTGAAACAGGAACTTTCACAACTCCAGAAGAAGTTAAGACAATTAACTTATCAGAGTTCCCATATGTTGAGAAGAGTGCTCAAGTCTTCCTAGAAGGTGATGTGACAACACAAGGGGTTTACAAGGAGGAAGACAATATATACTTCGCTTCTGGTGCCACTGATAAAATCTTCCAGGTTACCACTGATAAGGACTTTAAGGCTTCTATATTGTTTGGAGATGATTCGATTGGAACTTCTCCTTCCTTTGGAGATAATTACACTGTCACATATAGAGTTGGTGGGGGTAGTCGTGGCAATATAGCAGAGGGTGTAATTAATAGTAGGATAAGTATTACTTCTCAGGATTCTGTATTGAGTGAGACCATTGCAGATGCTTCCGTTGAAAACTCTAGTCTTGCAACTGGAGGAAGGGATGCTGAGTCCGTAGCACAAGCAAAAAGATATGCTCCGCTTATATTCAGAAGCCAAAACAGATTAGTTACGTTGTCCGACTTTAAGTCCTTTGCAAACAGTTTTGCATCAAATTATGGCTCGACTGGAAAAGCGACAGCGGTGGTACGTAGGGCATTCTCTTCTGCTAATATCATTGACTTGTTTGTTCTTGAACGTGCTTCTGATAATCAATTAAGAAGAGCTACTAAAGAATACAAGCGTCAGTTGTTAGAGGCGATTGAAGATAAGAAGATGCTTACTGACGAAGTTGTAGTTGTTGACGGTCTGATTAGAACTCTAGATTTATATGTGACAATAACCTTAGACAATAGGTCTAGGAGAGACGAGCCTGCAATAATTCAACAGGCGAGAACATCCGTCGAGGGCTACATGAATATAGACAACACCGATTTCTCGGAACCTTTTGTTCCTCAAGATTTAGTTAGGGTGTTACTTGAGGATGTTGGTAGTGTTAGGTATGCGACTGTCGATAATGTGGATTCAACAATAAATGTAGGGTTCAATGAGATAACTCAACTCAACAACTTAATTATCAAAACTCAATACGTCTAATGTCAGGAAAGAAATATTTAAGAAATCAAAACTTCTTCAAGCCTACGTATCATGAGGCTATTAAGTATATTCTCCCGGCATACTTATATGATGATGATTTGGCTGAGACCGAGAAGGCTGAAGATCCAGTTGATTTGATTATAAACTCTCACCTGGATGTTGCTTCTAATATCTCTTCAATTATTTATGTAAGTGCTGTACCCGGAACTCCTTACAGCAATATAGATTCTTTACAAGGAATAGCCCCTTTCTTTATCAAGCAAAATGAATTAACAACCATTGGACCTAAGGAGTTTGAGAGGGATGTTCTTGTTTACTTTGGAAAAAGATTTAGGGACTTTGAGCTTTCATCTGAGTTTGAAGAGTTTGTCGATTCGACACTCTTATCTTCAATTACCTTAAACAATCCAGACACTGCATACTTCTCTAGTATTGGCAATGCTTCAGACATTCACAACCACCTGATAAATAAGATCTCTTGGATGTATTTCCTTAACACATCTGGGTCTAGCTATTCTCCTTCTGCGTATGTTAGGAGTATGATTCTTGATCAGTTGTTTAAAGGTGAGACTATTAAAATAAACGACGGGATCAAAGGCTTATCTGAGCATTTGTGGAGAAATGGATTTATATCCTATTACCCTTCTTCCTTATTCGCAAGTGGCGCTAGGGCTGACCTTAGCGGCACGCAACAGTTAGATAATTTAAAGACTTGGATTGACGTTATTTACTCTCCTTTATATGCGGATAGGTCTGATTTCAAGGTAAGAGATAAGTTTGAAATTTACATTGATAACTCGTTAAAGTCTTCTAACAAAATTGAGAGTGGGCCTTTCGCCAGATTGATCAGGGCTCTATCTTTATTTGCTTTTGATATCAACAATCAGACCGAGCAAATCTCTACAATGTATGATATTGAAGAGTGCCCTGATGAGTATCTCCCTCTCATAGCTCAGTTGATTGGTTGGGATCTCTACAGCAATGATCCTAATAAGTGGAGACTGCAATTAAGGAACGCTGTTGATATATACAAAAGGGCAGGTACAAAGGGGGCTATTCAAGCGACAGTGGATTCTGTCTTTCCTAAAAATAAATTCCCTATAAAAAGTAAAATTACTGAACTGTGGGAGTCGTATGTCCCTTACTTGATTTATTACTCTTTAGCTACTGAGTCCAAGTATTTCAAGAGCTACACTGATTGGACTAGAGATGTAGCTAGGGGTTTGGAAGTAGACACCTACTCTACTTCTAGTATGGATACAAATATTAGACTGGCTGTTGATAGGATTATATTTGAAACCTTACGAGAGTTTCCTGATAGTTTCCCTATCAATGCGTGGATTGAAGCAGAGAATACTCTCTTCAACTATAGAGGTAGAGACTACAGAATCCCTCCTTTTGAAGAATATCCTTACTACGTTAATACAGAACTGAATCAGCCTATGATTCAGTTTATTGCAGATAAGCTCGTGTGCTTTGGTGTTAGGCAGGAATTTGCTTTACAAGTAAGCTCATACCTTACAACTAATTCTATTGCTGCCGATGAGGAGCCTAGAGCGGGGTCGTGGCTGTTATTTACGTCGGGCTACAATGAGCCGCCAAACCTGGATAATCTCATAAAGAACTTAAGTGATAACCGATTTGATTACGCTTCTTTGTGGTCTGGTAAATCTTCTCACTTCAAACTTTTACTTAACGCCTCAGAATTCGATTTCACTAAAGAAGGATACAATGATACGGATTCTCAAGATGCTATAACTGTTGTAGCTAAAGCGGTTAGGGAGAATGCTCCTGCTCACTCTATACCTATATTCACTTTAGAGGTTTCAGGAGATGCTGATAGCTTCGGCTTTGAGGCAAGTGCAATACCTTATGTCTACCTGGACAGGGAAGAGATAGTGGCGGGTGCTGGTAAGAACACCTTTGCTTCGGGTATTCACTTCGACACTTATAAGAGAGGTATAAATACTGGAGGTAATGTTGTCGGAAGATCTGCTACGCAGTCCTTGGTTTCTCCTGAGATATTAGCTGCGACTGACCTTGGTGCCGTCCCTAGAAATACCGCCAGAAGAAGATCTTATGAAAAGGTAATGCCATTCAATGGGTATTACGACAGGACAGGATTTAACATGCCTGTGGGCTTCGACATGGCTTCCGGCCTTAGTGGCATTCCGTTAGGTTTGATTCCTAGCTCGCTCACATACACACCCGTCAGTAGTTACTTGAATCTTCCAGATATATGGTCTCAGTGTGAGGGTTTAAACTCTAACAACACTTACTACGAATATGATGTTAGCAACACTCAAAACATAAGAGGGCAATCAGCTAACTTCCAAGCCAACACGGATAGGACAACTGACAGAGGCCAGCTTCCAGGCATCTATGCAGCAATTCATAGGATCTCCGAAAACGGAAAATACTTACGCTCTTTTATAGAGTTTAGCGGATCGTTCTCTTCTTTGGAAAATTACTTGGAAGACCTCTTATACGACTTTGGAAGTGCTGACACAGACCCTTCCTTGAAGCCAGGAATACTTGCGGAGATTTTAAGAACTCAAGCTCTTATTAATGGGGACTACAGGTCTTACACTTCGAAGGCTACAAATGATAGCAGCGCAGGATACACATTCCCAGAGTCCGTTGACGATTTTTACAATTTTGAATTTGGTAGAGATCTGCATAGACTTTTTAACATTTACAAAGACAACTTTCAATGGCATAGGTTGAGTCCCGACATTC